CGAACAAAGTACAAACGAACTTCATTGGCCCCACCGAGATTGGTTACTCGTAGTTGCCTCCATCCATAAACATACTAATCCGTCTTTTCGTTGTTTTGTTGTGTTATCGATCCTCTAAGGGCACGCGCTACACTCACGTGTTCATTTTCTAAAGCAAAAATGAAAAACTGCTCAACTCAAGTATTTATCGTTCGCCACACGTGACAAACCAACCCAACATGAGGGTGGACCCAGGAAGATGCCGAACCGAAGTTCATCACCAGCCGAAGCCCACACTTTCGCTCGTCCTGGAGAAACCAGAATTCGTGTTCCACTAGGTGAAGCCACGTCAACTGGATCCGGGAGCTTGACAAGCAAAGAACCCGGAGAATTAAATGAACTCTCTCCTTCCAACGGCGTATCTGCGACAAGTATTAGAAACTTGTATAAAGAAACAAATGGCACTTCGACACTAACATAGTTCGCGCCCGGTTCACTTCGTGTGATCGGGGGCGCAACTGCTAGATAGTTACCGAGAGCACTTGTTTCTCCAACATCCAAGTTATCAAACACTTTCTCAAAACTCGTTGGAGCTCCATAGTCCGTGGAATTATTACTATAAACATCCCACCCAACTGTGATACCAGCAACCGGCATATGCACAGCATAATCCATGCCACCATCATAAAAATTTGTAAACGGCTCAAATGATACTCGGAACCGGGTAGAACCTCTCCAGGCTCGATACCCAGCACCAAACCATCTCATGATACCGCTTCCCGGATAATAAAACGACTCATCGGGATTCGTTGGATCCAATGGTTGTGCAAAAAGCAACTTACCAATGTCCAACATACAACAATTTCCATAAGCCGTTGTGTCGTTATCGAGTGTGGCCACCATCACTCGTCTTTTAATCACATCTCCAATATGTCGAATTTCTTCTCCAAATGGATTGTGAGGCCTAGCCTTCGCGGGAGCTGCACTAACTGCACTCCCACTCTGAACTTCCATCTCCTTTGTCTCCTTGCGCAACACAAACCCTTCATAAGTCATAATTGTCGCATTATTCAAGCCCAAATGATGCACCTGGTACGAATCCCCAGCATACTTCCATACATTGACGTCCACTACAGTGGGTACGCCTGGAGCTGCTCGAAGAGGTTCGACAACCCAGATAGACCATGTGCCCAAACAATACTCCAATTCATTTCCACTGTCAGGTCCATGAGGCACTCGAAGAACATCCGTGACGGTATTGTAATCTAAATCAATTTCAAAATCATGTTGCAGATCATTGAGACTAATATAAATACCCCGCCCTGCTGTGACCTGTTCTAAAGTCATAGCCGAAACACTTTCCGAAGCCACACCATACATCAATGATACGAACAACTTCCCTGTATGGTATTGGGAAGCAATAAGCTGAAGGCGCACCTTCAGATCGCCTTGCCAAAAACTGAACTTCATCGTCATCCAGTCTAGCGTTGTTGGATAAAAGACAGTGTTCAACCGCCAAGAACCACTCAATGAATCCGATAAAGGGCACATATACGCACTATACAACAGTGAGCCTGCACCATTAATCGTACTCCATTGAAAGATCTTGCTGATATTCTGCACCTTCTTTAACCAATCAAAGCTCATCTCGTCCATCGTCGTACCAAAAGTTTCCGGTCCCGCCAAGGTCAAGCTCGCACCTGGTTGAAGTGACAACCGTTCATTATGATCCACTTGGCACGTGTTACTAAAGTTTCCCATAGCACTACGCACAAATGGAGTCGGTGCAAGATTCAAATTTGGGTAATCCAAGGTTGGAATACTCACGTCCGCAGTTTGTGATAACTCAGAAGTTGCCTTCTGATCACCAACACACTTCATGGTACTATTCTTCAAATTATTGTTGTTAGTAAAATAAGAATAACTAGCACCCTGCGGCTCCATCTCCTTCACTGTCTTGCCAAACCGTTTGTTCAAATTGTCCAACTGATCTTCAAGCCAACGTCGTCGCGCTACCGCTTTACTTTCCGTCATAAAGGTTCTAGTGATCTCTGTTGGTACAGGATTCGCGAACGTGTTGTTAATAAACTTCACATTCACAGAATACGATACCGCCACAGGTGCACCAGCTCCCACACGCAGAACGTTCAACGGCATGATCACCAAAGTACCTAAGATGTCAAAGGTACCAGGTTCCCGCAATTTAATAAAATTCTTCTGATTTACGAAAGGAATACGAATAATCGCAGTCGTATCATCAGCAGGATCCAAGAAAACATGGGGAACACTCGTCTGCGCTGCCAGATTGCTATAAAACCTATCCGATACGTCTGCTACGTAGGATAAAGGTACGAAGAACGCAATCAACCTCCCCGTCACGAACTTCGTGCCTGTGATACTAATTTGAACTTCAACGTCACCACGCCAATCTGCATACAACGCAAACGGCGTATGGGTAACAGTGTTATCCACAATCAAATCACCAGGCACCGAATACACTTGCAAAGCCACACCTTGAGGATTAGCCGTAGTCCAATCAGCAGTCGTCACCAAAGTCGATCTTTCAACCAACTGCGACACCGTCCACTGAAAATCCTTCATCGCCGCCATCGCTGCCACATCCACACTTGATTCTCCGACTCGTCCAACTTCAATTGTCTCAGCCTGTTCAACCATGACAATACCGATACTGTCACTCGCCACTACCTTCTCTGCAGGTGAAGATTCACCCAAGAGATGTGGCTCAGGATTTGCTCTTCCTGATTGCACAACCATCTCCATCACACTCCTCGTGCCCAGCGTATACTCTTCATACACGCTCACAGTTCCACAACTGTGATACGCCAAGCTCGGCATTTTACCACGTTTGGCAAACTGCACTGCATAATACTCCTCGTCCGGTAACACGAAATGTCGTCCATGAGCCATCGCTGCCCTCTCGATCTTTGTCCTAACCTCATTAAAATACTCACTTCCGTGGAAGAAAGCATATTTCAGAGCGTCACTACAACTCTCAAGACACAGCGTCCACTCATCACCAGTGTTTGAAACCCAGTTAGTCAATTCTTGAATTGATTCTTTCGATAAAGTAGGAAACCATAATTTCCCAACTTTCCGGAAGCCACACTTCAAGAACGTCAACTCCTCGAGGTCACGCACTGCCACCAACTCCGCACCTGTTTTCGCCGGGTCCGTATACTCCATGCCAATAGTTTCAAATCCTTTAGAGATTGTTATCATATTATACCATTCCAAGATTCCTCTCTTTATAGCAGTTATAATATCATCTCCATA